GGCGAGACGATGGCGACCTCTTCTAGCACCCTTCTGAGTGCAGCAGCAATCCTGTTGTGTACGCGCACGGTTTTAACCTTGCTACCCATATATTGTACATCTAGATCACCAACATATAAGTTAACCAATCTGTCCTCGTTGCCATGCATACCGTAGAATCCAATCAATGCAGCCTCAGACTGTGCTGGCCACGGGTTAGGTATCGGCATAAGCCTACGGCAATGACGTTGGCAAGCCTCAATAGATTTAATGCCCCAGAAACCATCTGGGACTACTCCAATCTTGTGTTGGATCTCAATGATGGCTTCGCGTCTCATGGCGACTATGTGAGCTTACTTGCTCGATTTAAACTGCACGTCAAACTTCCCCGTCGATGGGGTGTAAGCAAACTCGCCACGAAATGGGAAGGCCTCGCTCGTAGCGCATGACGAGCAGGTCACGGCAAAGATTGCAATACCTGCCAAGGCAAGCAACATGAATAAGCCTGGTAGTGCTGAGTCCGTTCTCATGCCGTTGGTGGTTTTTGGTCTTGAGCAAGGAAACCTAGTGCTGCTAGTGCTGCTGGTAACGCCCATGTTTTCCAATCTTCGATGCTATTGCCTTGTTGCACGATGCTTTGGATAGCAGAAAACACCGCTGCGAGTAAGCCTACGATTGTCGTATTCATATTTATGGTTTAGTGTATTTGGGTTGTTCTGTCAACTACTTAAGATTTTGCCTAATGATCGACAATGCCGAAAGCACCGATACAATGATTGCCGCTATAAACGCAATGCTCTGTAGCCACGGGTTAACCTCCGCTGGCACTAGGTCAGTCATCATGCTCGCAATGGGCGCACAGATACCCGCAAACGCTTTTACAGGCAAGCTGGTGTGGTCGAACGGATTCATTTGGCAATGTGGGTTGACGGATTCATTTAGGTGTAGCGGTAGTTGTTCTAACGATTTTTGAAATACGAAATCCTTTTGGTATAGTTGGAGCAGGCGGCACGACGAGCGTCGCCGATTTCTCGCTCTCTCCTGCAATGTTGCTAGCGGTCACGTTGACGTTTGTCTTGCCATCAGCGAGCTGCACAGTGATCTGCGTGTTGTTGGTGCTGATTACAGGCGCACCGTTGACATATAACGTGTACGAGTCTGCATCTGGCGTAGCGTCCCATGCAAACGTAACTGTGCGTTCTGCTAGTGCAGAAGTGGCTAGGGCTAGTGCGATGTAAAGTTGGCGCATCATTAACGAATTCTGCGTGCTGTGATCGAACCATAAGCACCAACCGTTCCAGCAGAAAAGGTAGCTCGTCCAATTAAATACACGGTGGTAGTTGATGTTACGTTGATTCTTTTGCGAGGCACAGATACTCCATCCGTTGCCGTCAAAACAGTAAACTGCGCTCCAGAGAACACTTCTGTTCCGTCAGTTGGAACAGTTACACTTGTGGTAGATATACCTGCTGATGCCCCAGTATAAGTTGCTGATGCCCCAGCAAAGTTAATGTTGCCTTCAACATCCCAATCACCTGCCGTTAGTGAAATGCTGGTAATGTTTGCGGAAGTTGCAGTAGTTAGCGCAACGGGACTTCCTGACGCAACAAGGCTAGAGACAAACCCCTCAGTGTCGATGCTCTTTGCCATCCATCCACTAGTAGTTGCAACAATCGTGATTCGATCCCATTGTTCTGACAAGCTATACAATCGAGTGCCATTTATTGGTTCGGTTATTGTAAATGTCTGGGCGGTTGTAGAACTCAGTGCTACTAAACTTAAAACTGCGCTTGTGGTAGTTGCCGAAACAATGACTGATCCAGTTGCTATGCCACCACCAGATATACCTGAACCAACAAGTGGTGTGATATTGCCAGAGTTGGCAAATGTAATTGAAGTTGAATTGTTTGTTGTGACCCCACTTGTGCGAGTAGATGCCCCACCTTTAAGACTGTAAAGAAATCCATTAGAACTAGAATCTGCTCTTATGAATGTGTATTCATTTGCAGGAACGCTAGCAACAAGAGGAAGCGTAATCTCATAATTTCCAATAAAATTAGTGCCACAAATAACTGTAGTTGGAATAGTTGGTACAACCGTATTGCTTCCATTTGAATTGATCAATCCTGTTTTATTTACCAATGAAGCATCCATTGCCTCAGATTCATCCTCGCGCAAAAAGCCAACTTGCCTGACATCGAGGGTTCCTTGACCTGATGCGCTAAACCAAATTTGAGGAACTTGTGTACCACTTGGGAAAATATTTACTGGCCCTACCCATGTGCCATCAAACGAACCTAAGTCTAAAGGATTTGCTGCAAACAAGTCTGATCCGGGGCCATTTAATTGCGAAGTCTGACTAAAGTTTACTGCTTGTGCTAAGAAAGTATAGAAACCTGTGCCTCTTACTCGCATCACCATGCGGTATCGTGTGCCTGCAATAATAGTATTGGGGCAAGAAGCTTGTAAAACAATACCTCCATTACGCTCACTTCCTGTAACAACAATTCTTTGCCATTCGCCTTCAGTATCAGTAAATTTTGAAAGGGTGGTTTGCGTATTTGCCGTACCTGCAAAAGGCACACTCCAGTTTGTGGCTAAATCGCCAGAATACCTAGTTCCAGAAACAGCATTTGTTCCCGTCATGTATGGGTTGTTGTTCAACCAACGAGCGTCTGTTGATAATGGCAACGTGTACTTGCTAGTACTCACAAACGGACTCATTGCCGTAGCGACCGCATTACCAAGAGTATAAGCACCAATTACGTTTGGATGCACATTATCACGAAAGTAATTTGCAACAGGTTGCCCACCCGAAACCATTGCTGATGGTGTTGGAACCCATGTGATACCAAGTGCTGCTGCATCGGTAACGCTGACTCCGTTCATCTCGGTGCAGATAGCATTGTTTGTTGCATCAACAAATGGTGTAATTGCAATGGCAATAATGTTTTTTGCAGGTATTCCACAGGCAATCATTTCCTCCCACAACGCCCGTCTTTTTGCTGCTATTTTGGTTCCTGTATACCGTAGTCCAGTAGCAGGATCAATATCTAAAATTCCCAACAGAATGTCATTAGTCCCGCTGAAATCGACAATCATTGAGTTTTTACGATAAACTCTTGCAATGATCATTGAGAGCATGCTGTCGCTTGATATTACATATTGTTGAATTCGCGCAGTTGAGTCAGATATTGCCACACCACGAATTGCATTTATTTTAATTCCACTAGTGCCAAAGTGGTCAACTGACATAAATGGACTACGAGTGATCGCTCTTACTCGACCTTGCAATGCTGCCATTGTCCAATGAATAAATCCTGACGATGTTGGCCTTAGATATGTATTACCAGATTGAGTTGTTCCTTGCTCAGTAATTGAATCTCCTAAAAACGCTACAAACGATGGTTTGGCATTAAGGTTGGTATCCAATGTGGTCTGTAATCCACTAGTCTTTGCAACTGTAAGCGCACCGTCAGCAATAGCAGAAACTCCAGCGGTGCTTGTCACAGGGCCGCTTGTAAGGTTGCCACCTGCACTGCCATTTGCTGCTGCGGTAATACGACCTTGTGCATCGACGGTAATATTGGCGTTTGTATATGCCGCCGGAGTAACAGCAGTACTAGCTAGTTTAGTAGCGGTTACAGCACCCGTAGCAATCTTAGCTTCAACTACAGCATTAGCTGCAAGTTTAGCATCGGTAACAGCAAGTGCGCCGATCTTGTCTACGGTGACAGCACCCGTACCGATCTTCCCAGCGGTCACAGCACCGTCTAGAATCTTAGCTTCAATCACAGCACCTGCTGCAATGTCACCAGCAACAATAGACGCATTGCCTGTGGTAGCAGCACCTAGTACGTTTAATGCTGCCTTGGCAATGGTAACGTCATTTGCGTCGAGTAGAGTATTGATTTCTGCGATTACGGGAATATTAGCCATGATATTATTTAGTTATGCTGCTGGTTGGGTATAGAAGTCGCCTGCTAGGTTTGTGTAAAAGTCACCTGCTAAGTTTGTGTAGCCGTTGTCAATTGCGGATGTATCACCACCATCAGCACCGATTGCGCCACCACCACCACCGTAGCGTGACTGCATATTCATATTGGTAAAGATGCGCTTTGCAATCACTGTCTGGGTGTGCTGCTCGTCTAACTTCATTAGCTCGTCGAGTAGTATCTCGCTAGCCTCAGCGTCTGCTACTGCTGCTTTCTCCTGCTGGCCTTCAGCGCGGAGGTAATCGGCATATGTACCGTGCGCCATGTACTCAAACCACTCCTCTGGGATCAGCGACGATGACGTTAGTGACTGTGACGTTGCCCCTGCTGCTGTAGAGAAGCTCAGGATGCCCTTGTAGACCACGAAGGCAGACGTTGGGGTGATAGTGCCAGAAAGCACCTCAGCACCGTCAGAACCCACCGTATACTGGTATTCTTGGCTGCCTGTGGTCTTGAACGGTGCGTAGACGAATACGCGCAGGAACGAGTCAATGGTAGTCTTACCAGCCTCGACGAAAGGTATTACGCCATCCGTAACGGTACGCTCCTCACCGATCTTAATAAAGCGTGTCCAATAGTTGCTAGACTTAAACGCCCGTACTGCCCTGCGGTTCATCAAGGCGCGGATACGAGGTTCTTCTATAGTTGCAAAGGTGACCCCGCAGAGTGCTGATACTAGCTCAAAAAGGTCTGCGTAGGTTCTCGTCTGCATATCAAATATGTCCCGCTCTCAAGTGTGATTGTGATTTAAAAAAGTCACGGACAAAGCCTCGGTCATCCCAGCATTCTTTTCCGTACTTATTCGCTAACAAAAAGTATTCATGCTGTGGGATAGCTCCGATTGGACTACCAAGCATGGATTTAGCATCTTTCATAGAACGTGCTTCAGCAGATGCCGCTTGTTCACGCGTTTTTTGCATTGTTTCCTTTAGCATCCGTCCAGAACAAAGTTCCTTAACGAGTGCTGAAGTAAGTGCTTCGCTTTCAAACATAAAAAATAAAGGAGAGGGAGATTTTACCCTCCCTCCCCAGTTTGTATTTAGAACGCTTGAGCAACAGGATCAATAATGTCCAGAGTGATAACAATCTGACCATCAAGTGACGAGTAATTGCCAGCAGCAACCGTCAGGATAACTGGGATGGCAGCAGTAGTCGGGATATCAATCACAACAGGAATGCCAGTTGTCCAACCACTTCCACTATTAAAGCGAGCAGCAAGGTCAACAGTTGCAGGAGGAACAGCAGAAGCAATATGCTTTGCATCAGTACCGCTGATGCCTACTTTAACAGCACCAGTTGCAGCAACGGCAGTTGTAGTGCCAGATGTTACAAACGTCTGCGAAGTTGAAATGCTTGCACCGCGAATACCACCACCTTTAGGGATCAGACCAATGGTCTTTGTTCCGCCAGCAGCGGCAATTGCGGCAAGATCAGCAGCAGAAAGCACGATAACGTCAGTAAAACCGCGCCCAGATTCGTTATTAATTAATTTCATATTTTAATATTTTTAGTTTGGATTAAGAATAAGCGATCTTGCCATGTGCTTGTGGATGCTTAACGCACAAGGTTCCTGCTACGTCAACAAAACCACGCTCGCCACCACCTTGGTTTTCAAGACGGGTAGCACCCATTGGGATCAAGGTGTTAAAGCCAAGATACTTAGGGTTGAGGATATAACCAACCTTGGTTAATGCGTTAGGCATACAAGATGGATTGCCGTTAACAATTTTTACCATACCAAAGTCGGAATCATATAGATTTACCGAAAGAGTAATGGTTTTGCTTGTTGCGTCTTGATTAATGCTATACACACTTCCAACAGTGGCTGAAACAGGAGCAGAACGACTGAAATTACTAATGACTTGACGAAGTGCAGTATTAGCAACAAATGTTAAGCTGTTCATTTCTCCGTTCTTGGAGAAGATAGAGCCGATTACTGCGTTGAAGTTACTTTCGGTGGCAGTGGTATACGTGTTACCTGCTTCGATGATTGACAACTCAGGAGTACGGTAAGCTGCTGGAACAGGGTTTGTTGCCTGTGCCGCATCTTGAACCCACTTGCCAAGACCGCGCATACCGTAAGGAGTGCCAGCACCGTTTTCAACGGTCATTTCGTTATCGGAGGCAATCGTTGCCTCGATGTCACGTTTGATTTCACGCATGCTTTTTGCTTCCGCCTGGGCTACGTTTGCAGGGCCAACAGAGGTAACAGCTTGTTGCAAGTTAGACACAAGATAGTCACGGCGCATCAATTGAACGTAGTTGCCAAGGCGAGCGCGATCAGCAAACTTGTCGCTAAACGAGGTTACATCAGAACCTTCAGAGATACCAGTTGTAACTGGAGAAGCAAGCGAGTCCACAGTCCATTCGCTAAAGGTAGCGGTAGCTTTACCTTTCGAGCAAAGACTAAGGATTGGGGTTTCTTCTGGTGCAAGCAAGCTCAACTCGTTGCTGAGATCTTCACGGTTCGATACTGCGGAACCAGTACCAGTTTTTGCCGCTGGGGCATTTGGGGAATATGTACTTGAGATAGGCATAATATTATTTCGGTAAATTATTTCATTCTAGCAATTCTGGAAGCAACCCAATCTTCAACAGATCCTGTTGATTCAAACTTGTTGTACGCATCTTTTGTCTTTGTCTTTGAGCTAGAGTTAATCTTTAACGAACCAGAACCAACTGGGGAAGCGGGTGGCGACACCTTCAACTTATTCCCAGCTCCAGTTTGTATAGACTTTGCTTTACCTCCAAAGATAGACTTTGATGCGTGTGCAAGGATGTATTCTATTTGTATCCCAATTTCTGGGATGTCTCGTTTGATTTTAGAAATTAGCGGGTCAGAAATTAGTGCTTTGTAGTTCTTTCCAATATCGGATGTTTCATCCGTAATGTCTGGGACTTCTTTTTGTGCTGCTGCTAAGTATTGCTGTTCCATCACTCCGTACTCAGCAATCTTTGCAATCTCCTGCTGTCTGGCAGGGATGTACTTGGTAATTGCTTTTTTGGAATTTCGGTTAGCTAGACGGATTTTAGACTTGGGGAACTCCTTGTCACCAACAACGATAATATCGTCATCAGCATAATCTTGGTGTTCGTCAAGAATGTCATCCGTCATCTCCAACGTCCTTGCCATCTCCTCATGGAATGATTTTAGTGCCACTAGATCTCCAATTGCTTGGATGTCGTCTGGCATTCTGTCACCATTTGCTAGCGGTGCTGGCAGGGGTTGGGCAGCAAGTTTTTCCTCTAGGCTCCGTTTTTGGGCGGTAAGCTCTCCAATTCGTTGAAGTAGTCGGCTTTTACCTTTTTTGGCAAGTTCTTGAATCTGCTCTGTAGAGAGACTTAGCAGGTCTATTTCTTCATGCTCCTCTGGAGTTTCTTCCGATTCGTCATCAGATTCTTTAGTAGATTCCTCTGCGTCATCTCCGTCTTCTAGACTGGCAAGTTCAGCGTCATCAGTATCTACTGCTTCCTCCTCGGACTCTTCTTCCGTCTCTGGTGCAACTTCTTTCCCGATTCTACGAGCTACAAGCTCTTCAAATGAGATGTTATCTGACACTGATTGTGTAGCCTCAGCGGTGGCTTGATTGGTGCTATTAGTCATAAACGCTAGTTTTACGCCTTGCGTTGGCGATGCACGAAGTCAATCATTAAATCATTAGTATGTCAAGTAGTTTAGTAATGTATCACAATACGCAAAAACCCCTAGATGGATTTACTCATCTAGGGGTTTAACACAACAACAATGAAACGCACAAACAACCGTGCATGACTTTGTTATAACATGATTACGATGATGTCAAGACAAGACTGAAAGCAGTTCATCAAGTGCTGCAATTGAACCAGCAATCTTCATAACGTCATTGGATGATTCTGCTGACCGAAGATCACCAAAGAACTTTTCACGCTCCTCGCGGATGAATGTTACAATTACTTTGAACTCGTCACGGTCACTAATGCCGTCGATTGCTTGTTGTAGCGTTGGTTTTGGTATTGGTGTCATATTACTTCATTGATTTGCTTCCGCTACACTTCCATTTGCGGCGTGACAGGTTATTTGGTGAGTTAGGATCACTACGCCAGTCGCCTTTGATAGCGTTTGACCTAGCACAGTAGCTATCGCCTTTAGCAGTACCTGGGCGAATACGATCACCACCGTCAGCAGCTTTACCTGCTTGCCCAAACTTCACAGTTCTCTTGCGGCCTGTAGTGGGATTTGTAACTACTTTTGTGAATCGTTTTTCCATTATGGTTCAATTAGGTATTCGCATTCAAAGGCAATAATAGCAGGTGGGCTAATCATTGTGTAATACTCTGGTCTTTTAGCCGTCCTCCGCAAGCAGGTTTCGCAACCTTCACGCCAACCAGAATCTACGCCATCCTCTGACCAATCGCCATTGCATCGAGCTATGTCATCTGGAAGCGTATTTTTCACTTCTTAGCGGTCTTTGCTGCTTGCTTAAAATCACTGGCAGACGGTGCTTTCTTGCTGCCAACCTTGTTCATCTTTTCTCCGCTACCTGCTGCGATACGTTTGCGTTTAGCTGCGATGTTTGAATACAGTCCTTGTTTCATAAGATTATCCTTGTTCCATTCCTTGAGTTGTCATACCGCCCATTTGTGCTGGAGCCGTACCAATACGTCCAATCTGAGCGTTCTCCATTTGTTGAAGCTGGAATTGATAGGCAGATGCATATTTCTGCAAGCGACCAGCAAAAGCCTCGTCAGATTGCGCTCTAGCCGCAATATCGGGTTGCTGTACATATGCTTGAACAAGCTGCATTGCCATCTGCGCTCCGTTGGCTTGTGCAGGAACCTCGATACCAGCAAAGATCTTAGCAAGGTCATCAGTGACGTTCTTAGCCACCTTCTGCTGTGCTTCTTCAACTGGTTGCAACACATAGTCAGCAAAGATCGGATTGATGCTTGCCGCTGTAAACTCGAGAAGTTTGTTGATGTCGATAACGCCATTCCTGTCCATTTGAACTAGTGATACCATGTTTTTTAACTGCTCGGATGCCGTCTCTGGATCACTTGACTGCGAGTCAAAGTTTACTACGATTGAGAAGTTCTCATCGGGACTTCCTTTTGTCATGGTCTGCGGGTTAGGATTCCCCGTAACTTGGAAAAATACTTCATCTGGCCCCATACGCTGGTAGAGTTTCCATGACATTGTTAAAACGTCACGAACATGATCTAGAAAACGTGAAACATAAAACTGCTGCCTCGATGCTGAGATGGGATTGTCAAGGTCAAGACCAACAGCGCGATCCGCTTGCCTTGTCATTGATAGCTCAATCTCCATTGAGTTATTATCATTCGGCGGGATCGGCCCCCAAGCGATTTCACCAAGGCGACGATAAGGTACACGGACACCTGGTCCCCAGTCACTAGGAGGTCGTCCAGCAGGGTGCATTAAAGGTGGCAAGGTGGACATTGACGCACGATCAATACGAGAGTCTCGTTCTGTCTTAACTTGCATCTGTGCGCCCCTTAGAACGTCTGAGAACGTCTGTGTGTCGTACATCCGCTTCTGATCGTTTGACAACCTAGTTACGACAAACGGATAATCGTCATAACCATTCAGTAACTCATGCTTTGCATAGTCATCAGTCATCGGGTGGAACACGGTACAGTAAATACCTTCACTACCGTCCTCTTCGTCGATTAAGCGTTGGTATGCGTACACAACCATGATCAGATCGTTGTCGTCTGTGATTGGTAGTCGCGTATTTTGCTTAATCTTCTCCCCATCGAGGTACATTGAGTCTTTGCCGCGAAGGTTGGAGATTGCGTTCTCAACCCAGTCTTTATCCCATCCATCACTTGTGACCTTCTTCTCAAGTTCTTGGGCGGTAAGGAATGTCCTCCAGAATACATATGGCGACCTTTGTGGATCGGTAACGTATGCTGGGAATAGCACTTCGCCATCTGGGGCGCAAGAATGCACCATTGGGCAATCTACCGTTGTGCGAGGGATTGATACAGATGCTGTGCCTTTTTTCCGCAAGTCTTTGATAACTCTTGTCGCACGTTTCTTAGACAAGTCAGGGAATGCCGTAGCCAGCATATCCATAACCATAGTATCATCAACGCCAGAACTAATAAGTTCCGCTAGATCAGGGGAGACTTGCGCTATTTCTTGTATGGATACTTGTTGTAAGTATGTTCTTTTTTCTCGTTTCCAGCCAACGTAAGATACCATCAACCCCTTCTCTAGCAGATAATTTGAACCTAGTTCCATCTCTTGACGGAAATTAGGTATGTATGAAGACCTCATCCATTTAAGGAAGCTCGAAACCATGCCAGCACGGGACATGGATGCCATACTTGTCGGGAAAGCCTTAATGTGGGATCGTTGTAGTGCTTGGTCTAAGATGGCTACAAAAGCATTGATCCTCTCGCCAACGATGTTAACCTCGGTATCACTAGCACCCGTCCAAGGGAAAGCATTGCTATCGTTCTTCCGTAGATCGTCAGTCTTCCCAGGCCATATGTTGCGACGATCATTGTATGAACGTAGGCAAATCTCAAAGTATTCCTCAAGATTGAGCAAACAAGTGTTATAAGCATCTGTCAAAGCATTGATATTAGGCTCGTCCTCGGCGTAAATCATTGCTTCTTCGTCTTCGTGGGTCATGTCGCTCATAAAATATGTTCGTAAAAATCTTCTGCGTCTTGTGACTTGATGATACCTACTTTGATGGTTTTGCCAAGTAGTTTATCTGATCGGTTTGCGTGACACCTTACAAGCACCTTTTCTCCATCCATACGCACTCCTACCCAGCTTTTGTTTGGGCATAACATAATAACCAAGAATGAACCAATATAGTTGTCATCCAATGTGATTATTTCCTCAGTTGTTGGCAATGGTTCTAATGCTTTCACCTTGAATGGTCGTCCACGTTTCTTTGCTTGTTTGGTTGTATTCATGTATTAGTATCCTCCAGAACCTTGCCTTGTGCAGTAAGACCTTGATTCATCAACATGGTCAACACCAGCAATAGCAGCATATCTCAATACGTCAATCGGATCTTTCCACGCTTCCTTTAATCCACCTTCGCCAGTGTACTCGGAAAGTGCTTGTATGATGTTCTCGCAGTCAGAACTAACATAGAAATGTGGTCTATTTACCGAATCTATGGGTTTGGTTGTATCCCATGACATTTTTGAGATCAACGCTTGTAAACCATCATCAATCTCCATCCCAGGTGCAGGTATGCAAATAATCTCCTGCTCGTTTAGATCTTCAATGATGCTAGATGAACTATCTGCTGCTTGGTATTTTGCAGCACCAAGCCTAGGGTCGATGAGTCGCTCAAATATCTCTTCACCTTCTTCAAGTTCTAGGATTGTGTCAACGTAGTCTTTTATACCAAATCCTTGTCCCTTTGATCCTGCTCCACCAACCCACTTGCCTCCACGCCATTCAGCCCAGTCACCAACGTCAACCCCAGGCCATTCACGGTAAACCCAGTATGTATTTGATTCATCAACGGCAATCCAGCACATAAACCAGTTTTTAGCACCAGCGGGGTCGATAATGTGATACCTTGTGACATTGGTTGTTGGTATTTCTTGAGGTTTGACAACATTGACTTCCTTGTTAAAGCGAGGAAACTTGGTAGCATGAGACTTTACTGGTACTCCGTATGCTCGGATAAGTATCTCTTCCCTTGATCTGCCCATCAAAGTTTCCTTGATACGCTCGTAGCCACCAAAAGGATTATCTTTGGAGTGAAAGTAATGAACGCTAGCATTACGCTTCTTGCTGCGTTGGACGTATGGAACGATCTCGTCGTTTAGCAACTCAGCTTTGACGTTCTCGATGGTTGTTGCACCGTCTAAATACTCCTTGATTACTTCTGTCCATCCGTCAATCGGAGTGAAAGTAAGTAGCAACTTTGAATTTCTAGTCGCAAGTCGAAATCGAAGTGTGTCAATTAGCTCGTTTCCCAACAAGTATTCATCAAGCCATACTCCGATATTGTGCCATTTAGGGTCTTTGCTGCCAAGTTCAGCACCTTCTAGGATTGTCGGATTATTCTGATACTGTGAGTACGTCTTGAAAATGATCTGCGAACCATTGGGAAAAATCAACGAATTGTCTGTAAATCCGTTCTTCTTAGTGTACGAGATGTATGCGTTTGCTGATGTTTGCTTAGTACGCAACTCGTTGGGAATCCAGTTCCATACTGCACTTTGTTGCTGGCGTATGCTAACCTCGGACGTTTGTGAGAAGCAAAATATTTCAGACTTAGGATTTTCGATTGCAGCTTTGACTACGCAATAGGAACCCCAAGCAGTTTTTCCACTGCGATTACCGCCAAGTGCCAGAACTTCAGAGACTTGTGACAATTGCTCTTCTGCCTTTTCCCAATGCGGCAATCTGAATCCATACCTGTACGGATCTCTTTCGGCGTTATCAATAGCTTCGTGATAAACCTTATGGATGTCCATAAGTTCATCTGGTTCCATTGCACAAATCTCGTCGTCTGACGGAGGTTGCAATATTGCATGATTACGCCATTGCATTACTTGATTCTGTATGCGTCAGTCTCCATGAGTACATCGACAATCCTGTATACGCTATTACATTTTTCGCATCCAAATGTATCGTCCTCAGCAGGAAATGATCCTCGGTTGCCGTCAACAAGATGAAGTTCTCGACGCTTCTCACAATGCCTGCATATCCCGATGAACGGGATGATATGCTTTTCAAGTACTATATCCCAGATTTTAGCGTTAAACTTCTCAGCTAAGTACGAGCCGTAAACAAGCGTGTTGCAACCATATTTAATGCCATCATGTTCTACAACGTAATGCTTGAAGATTGGGCCATCAAACCTTGATTCTGGTTCTTTGATCATGATTCGATAACCTCAACTTCAATTGCTTGTTCCTTGATTTTATTGGCAATGCGAGACTTTGCCTCAGCAATCATCTTGGCAGCATCGTCAATACTTGCACCCTTACGATGTTCCACGATTGTACTTGCCATACCAGAGAGTTGCCCAGCTTTGTCTGTCATAATGCCAATGGTCAAAGCAAGACGGTCTGGCGAGATCATCTTCAATTGCTCTGGGTCGTTGGATAATTGTTCTGCTTTCTCGAATAATAGATCGGTGTACTCAGCAGCAGCAATTGCGTAGCGTTTAGAGAACTCCTTACGCTTTGACTCAAGCGTGTCGTTATGCCGCCATTCTAGCGATCTAACTAGCTCATGCGATACTTTGCACTTCTTAGCAATTACGCTAATACGTCCACCTTGTGCAAGCATCCATAAGATTTGTGCAGCTACGTTAGGATTGTAATGCTCGATTGAGTTGCGCGGGAATAGCTTCGCACGTTCCTTAACCTCAAGAAAGAACTCCTTAATTGCCTGTTTGCTGTCAATCTCAAGAAGTTCGTTATCACTCATGTTATTTTTCCTTGTTGGTTGAAGCACCACTTATAGCTGACGATATGCTTCTGGCAAGGGCAGGATTGTTGTATTTTTGTTTAATTTGTTGGTCTGCATCAAAAGTTCTTGAAGTTTTTGATGTCATTCTTGGTATAACAACGCTAGCTGCTTTGCGTTTTGCCGTTTCCGCTTTAGCTTCAATCTCTATTTTCCTAGCTTCCATTTCCATTTCAGCTATCAAATCGGCTTTGCTTGTTCCTGATACTGCTGTCGTTGATTCTTGGCTAGTAGACGGACGAGAAATGCGTTGCTGTTTGAAAACGTCAATGGCTTCTGAGAGTTTTTCGATGTTTCTGATGTCTCCTTCAAGTTTGTCGATAATTGCTTTGATATTTTCATCATTTATATTTTTTGATTGTTTAGCGCGACTAAGAGCTTTTTCTGTTCTGTCCCATGAATGAAGTATTTGTTGGTCAGTTACACCACGAACATATTGTTGGAACTCTTGTGTTTCACGAACTAGTTCGGACTTACGGCCTTTGTTTCTTCTAATTGAATTTCCAAGTTCTGCAAATCCAACAATATTGTCAGTTATATCGTCAATATATCCAAAAATTTCTCTGAGTTCTTGTCTTGAGTTTCCCTCAAATCCTTTAATCAAATTATTCTTATCAACGACTCGTTTTCCTGTTGGTTTTACACCAAGTTGTCTTGAACTTTCGTCAGTAAAATAACTAAATGGAAGCTCATAAATAATCCCACCTTCGCCTTGAAAAGCAGGGCGACCACCATCATCTATTATGACTCCAACTTGGTTTTCAAATTTAACTTCGCTTCCAACCAAATCAGAAATAGTTGGATCTACTGCCATCGGTGGTTCTTTTTGAAACGCTAATGGCTTAAATTTTTTACCTTGTGACTCAATATATGCGCGAATATCATTAGGCGTAATAGTTCCGTTAGCACCAGACCCGTTTACCTTAGATAATGGAATTTTTGCTTTTTTAGCTAGTTCTTCAGCAAGCCTTGTTGGTTTGCCTTTTGGTTTTCCTGTCGGCATAAAGCTAACATTACTTTTTTCTGGCACAAGTTCTCCGTTGCGATTAAAGCGAGGAGATTGCGGCAACAAGTTATCACGAATCGCGTAGTAAGAATTAGCACCAAATGGGATGCTTACATTGCTGTTTGTTTGGATTGCACTTTGTAACCGATCAAAAGCAAATGTTCTAAATATGCCAGATTCTAAGTCTGGAGACACCTTGCTCATCAACGGGTTTATTGTAAGTTGCTTCTTTGTCTGTAACCCAAGAACTGAGTTAATAAAGTTTTTACGCCGCTCCCAATTTTTAGGGTCTTTGCTTTTATAGTAAGCATCCGTAGACTGACCTTTGTTTTGTATCGCAACTGATTCTTGGATATCATCAAGAATTTGTTGTCTGTTCAAGTTAAGTTTTTTTGCAATAGGGTTCTTAACTGCGTGTTGTACGTTCTTTTCCAACTGCTTTAGATCCATAGCTTCCAGATACAATCTGCCATTGCGAGAAACCCATCCAGTTGGCACAACAAGGCCTTCTGCCAATCCTTCAACTTGAACTGATCTTCCTTGTTCGATTGGCTTGTTTACCGTGCTTACGGCAAACTTGTTTTCACTATTGATTTGTTCTTGAAGCATTGCAGCCATGCCAAATGTGCCATTATCAATAACGCCACGCTCTTCAAGATCTTTGAAATGATCAATACTAAGTTGTCCTCGTCCATTGCCATTTGAGTCAACCACTATTACATTTTCTGGCAACTTCTCTCCCGCATCAACAATTCTTTTATTGGTTTTATTGATTGTTTCCCTTGCTTCGTAGTGGCTAGGATTAGTAGATTTAACATCTGGAACCCTGTTGTTGACTTGTTTCAATGGTTTCCCAGCGGTATCCTTGTATGCCTGTCTAAGCATCTCCTTAACCTGTGGCAGTTCTCTCATACCGTCTGCAAGTAACCCTGTACCCATTACCATACGTCCACCCGCATCCGTTGCTCCACCAAACTTGAAGTGTAGGTTTTTAACAATCGGTGCAGAGGAAAACAAGTTTTTAAAGCTGTTCTCGATATCCCTCCTCAATGGAGTCTTTCTTGATTGTTGGAATAACTTACCGCTTGATACGTCTTCAACTAATGCCCTAACGCCATTATCGGTATAGAATTCAATAGCTAGTTCCTCAAGACCTGCTGGAGCAATGTCGTTATCCCTCCTAAGATTATTGTATTCGTCGCCCCATGCTTTGAACTCTGGATCTAGTGTTCCGTCCATGTTTCTTACTAGACCACTTTTGTTATCCAAAATTCCAAGCATTCTTGAGACAATCATGTCATTGTTATTGTGCCTAAATTGGATCATGTGTCCAACTTCATGTGCCGCAACTGCTTTTAAAAATCCAGCCCGATCATTTAAATTAACAACTGCTTTTCTTGATGCTGGGTCAAACAAGTTATTGCCGCTATTCTTAAATTCCCATTCAAAGAACCCTGGGTATGATGCATCAAGAGACGAAACAAATGTCCTCATTCCGCGATCTTTGATACCATCGTATATCGCAAGATTTTCTGGGGTAAGTTTATTGCGATAGTTGACCATCTCGTCAATCTTGGTCTGACTAAAATCCTTTCTGCCTCCAACAAGCCTACCTAGACCACCAAATACTAATGCGTCTCTTCCAGCAAGTGCTAGAGTTTCCTCATCAACACCTTTGCTGTTAATAGCATTGTAAGCAAGCGTGGCTGGTGCTGCTATAGCCGTTCCAACTGTTGCTCTAGCAACACCCCTTGCAAGCGGTGAGGAGTAGTCTGCAATGGTTGCTAATGCACCACCTAGCCCTCCAACCCTCTCGTTGGCGGCAACCCGTCTAAAGAATGGCGTTGAACTGGTACGCTCTACCATTTCTTCGCTCATAACTGAAGCGAATTTAGACACGTTTTTAAGAACTTTGGGTGCAACAGCAATTCCAATTCTTGCTCCAAGATATGGTATAGCTACTTGTGAATATGGAACAGAGGCAAGAACCCTGACTAGCCAAGGTATTTTGGTTATACCCATTTTTCTCTCTATTACTTTCACAAAACCATTAAGGCTTGCGGCCTTGTTGCCAACAGAATCCAATACGCTTGCGGCTTTACCCATTGTTGCTGCCCCTGCACCGCGAACAACGTCTTGAACAGTTCTTGCACTATCTAATCCTATCTCAACCTTGTTTGCAAATGTTGAGGCGTTAGCAATACCCTCATTGATGGTTGTAAGTCTTGAACCTAATTCGCGTGTGCTTGCAGTAACTCCATCAAGACGGGTAGTTAGTTCGGTTGCTTTCTCAGTTGCTCCAATTTTCAAAGCATCATCAAGTTGTCCTTGGATAACCGCAGATTCTTTTTGCAAACCAGAAGCAACACTAGATAATTTAGCTTGCTCCTTGACTAGCAGTTGTCCTCTATTCACTGCTGCCATACCTTGTGCTATTTTGGTGGCGTTTCTTGCGGCATTGGCATATTTAACCAAGCCGATAGCTGTTCCAACACCTCCACCGATAGCAAGAGCTATTGGATCTCCCGCAACAGTACCCACAGATCCATAGTTATTTAATGCTTTTTGGAATTCTTCTGTTCCTTTTTCACCATATTGAGCATCGTATTGTTTTTTTGTTTCAAAAACAGCGTTACCAACTTCTTCGGCAAGCCCAACTTGAGATGCAAACTCTGCTGCATCAATACCAGCATAGGTTCGCTTAAACATCTCTGTTTTATAGGATGCTTGCTCCTTACCTGCTTTTGCTTCTTCTGGTGAATATAGTCCTAGTGCTTCGCCAACATTCGCTCCCAAGTTTTGGAGTAGTTCAGCACCCTTCACGATACCAGTTGCAGATCCACCTACAAACTTGCTTGCAGCTTCTGCCCTTGCTGTTGTTACTTCTTCTTTAGACTTGCCGCTTGCCATCATGTCACTTGCGGCCTCTAAAAGAGATGCGTCTTTAGGTATTCTGTTTTTTGCTAGATCCCTTGCGTTTGGTACTGTACCTCTTAAAATAGTATCAGCACCAGTCGCCAATCCTTTGATTCCATTCCAGAAGTCAGCAAGCATACCATCTTCTGATACCATGCTTTCTTTGGTAAGACCTGCTTCCTCACGAATTGAATGTAGTCTTGCCTCTTGAGCAAGTTGACTAGCATCCATGTTCTTCTCAACAAAATTTACGGTGTCATATATTTCGTTTTCAGTTGTAAAAGCCTTACCTTTTTCCGTAAGTTCTCCATCCTTAAAAAGTCCTCTTTCTTCAAGTAATAAGTAATCTTCACCAAGTTGCGTTGCTTCGCCATTAGCATCCAGAATGCCGCGAGCTTTCATTCCCTCCTCAGTTGTGAATGGTTGTAACTTAAACGGTGCAGCAGTTATCCTTGGATCATTTAGATCAAGATCCTGCCAATTTGGGGGAAGATAGTTGTTTTTTGTTAATTCAATATTCTTTGCTTCTCCAGCAAAGTACTCATTTAACGCATCAACTTCAAGTTTGCTGACTTCTGGATCAACTTGTTCAGCCATGTTATTATTTGGTTTTCGCTCTGAGTTGTTGTCCAGCCGTCAATGGAGTTGCAGCTTCCGTCTTTACTTCTTCACTTATATCTTTTCCAGTAGCTTCTTTGTATAATTTCTTTACTGACTCAGCCATTTTTTGAAGTTCTTTGTTTCCAGTATCATAATTTAATGATGCTGGACTACTTAATAAACTTGCAGCACTTGAAAGTTTATCTCCTTCTTTATCGCTTAAAGCACCAAATGTTGCCCCAGCACCTTTAGCATCAATAATAGCCCTAATCCAGTCTTGGTTAGCTAATTGGTTAATTTTAACAGATGCTACTGATGCTTGTGTCCCTGGGATCAACCTTGATGGAGAATCCGAAAAATCAATCGGCATACCAAAAGCGTTTTTAATATAAGGGTCATTTTTTGCACTTAAAATATCTTGGTATTTATTTTTTAATGATTCAATCAAAGTGTTTTTTACACTTTCTTTTTGACTTATTAAATCTTGTTGTTCTTGTTGTAATTTCTCTTGTTGAAGCGTAAGGTTTTTATTTTCCAGTTCAGTTTGTTGAGCTTCTGATTGCTGCTTTGTTGTTTCCGCAATGTTTTTTGAAGCATCATTTATAAGAGATTGTGCTTCTTTAAATTGTCCCGTATCAAACAAATTGTATGCGCCTTCAATAATCCTAGCATCAATTGGAGTGCCTTTTTTAGCAGCATTTTCTACTTCTAGTGAAATTGATGTTTTTATTGCATTGGCATTAGCATTTTGAGTTGCTGCAACATTTCCAGCATTTGCAAATTGAACTCTTAATGCTCGCGCTTTATCTGCTGATATTCTGTCACCCTTTTGGTATCCATGAACCTCTTTTAAATATGTGTTAAAATCCATGTTTTTATTTATTGTACTACGGTATCTGTGTCATCACCACCTGCTTGGCCTTGTGGTTGACGCATATTAAGTGCTTGGTTTTTTAGTCCAAATTCTCTGTCCTTATATGATTTGTTAATTGCAAAATCAATAACACTAGGAGCAGCACTAGCGTTAGCAAAGCGTTCATCTAAAGAAATGTTCTCATCACGAATACTATCCAATATTGGTGAAAACGTGTTTTGCAACTCTGGATACAACTTGATTGCTGCTTCAATTTGCGTAGAACTTTGCTTTAGTAGCTTCTTCTTTTCGTTCTGGTCTTTAAAGTAATCAGTTGCAGTATTTGCAATAGTCTGCCCTAGCCCCGCCATTGCGTTAGCGTTGGTGTTTGCTGCGTTTACAAACCCAGAGTAGTCCTGTCTAAACAGGCTGGGGTCAATTGATGCTCCTAATAGTGCCATAATATTATACGAATGCCCTCCCGCTTGCGTCTCCTACGATTTTAGCTCGTTGTGGGGAAAACAATCCAGCAAGGGAACCACCAGCAAGTGACGCACCACCCGTAAGTGCAGCACCACCAATTTGTCCAATGGCATTGAATATTCCAGAGTTTTGCTGTGACTGAATGTTAGCGTTTGCTTGCTGTACTGCTAGTTGGTTGCTGCGTTCGGTTGCACCAAGGTTGAGTGCCTGTCCTGCGTCGAATAACCCAGGGGTTCCGCGACCGATTTGTTGTAAGCCAACGCCTAAGTTTTGCTGACCTAATTGGTAGCTTAGTGGTGTTGACCCTAGCATTTGTAACCCAGGGCTATAGAACTGTTGACCCATTTGGTAAGCATTAAGGTTTGAACCCTGTGCCTCACCGCGAAGGTTGCCCATCGTGCCTTGTTGTGCTTGGAACTGATTGAAGGCATTAAGCCCCGCTGTGCTTGCCTCTCCTCGACGCGATACGAGTGCATTCTCACGGTTTAGTATCTCGCTGGCTATACCGAGGTTGCCACCGATACGTCCTGCCGCCTGTGCGCCTGCACGGGCCTCCTGTTGCGCGTTACGCATCTGCTCTGGGGATAGATACCCACGTCGAGCAAATGCCTCGTTGCCCAGCGTGTTGGCTTGGTTAACGTACCCTTGGCTTTGACCTTGGTATAACCCAGCTAGACCCTGCGCCTGTAGTGCTTGCTCCTGCGATTGCTGTACCCGTGCCGCTGCCTCTGGCGACATTGCTTGCAGTAGACCCCGTGCCTGACCTGCTTGGCCAGTCATCTGACCTAGTTCTGCGGATCTAGCTTCACCAAGTTGCCGTCCTGCCTCTTGCGTAGCACCACGCATTTGTCCGTAGTAACCTTGCTGCCCACCTACACCCTGCGTAAACGCCGAGATGTCACCTAGATTTAGTCCTTGGAACTGCGGACGGTACTTACCCTCAAACGCCATTGTGCTAGGCATTGATTGCTGGTATGCACCGAGCAACTTGTTAATATCAGCACCGTAATTAGCCTTGGGGGCTTTGACTTTTTTAGTTTTACCCATGATCTTGTTTGAGTTTTTTGTAGAATTTTAGAATGTCGTAAACCCTGACATGGGGAGATTGTTTGAAGTCTCGTTGAAATGATATGTAATCGAAATCGGGGACGAACTTTGCGAGTGCGTTCCGCATATTTCCCGTGCAGATGGTGACAAACAACGTGTTGGAATCGTGGTGTTCCCGTGCTTCTTCGGGGTTATTTGAGTCAGAGTAGTAGCACAACGCGAAAGAATGCTTGTCGCAAATGACCACACCGTGGCAAAGATGCCATGTGATGAGTTCTTGTAAGTCGAGCTTGTTTCTTTCATATAGTTCTATTGTACCTGCTAGGTGCTTGTTCACTTTTTTATTGAAACACTACAAAATTAACATTTACTGAATTATATGCTCCAGCAGAACTACTACTGTTAAATGTTGTAAAAATTTCAAATTCTGTACTACTAATGATACTTACTGAACAATTTGTAGTAAAAACCACACCTTGATAGTAAGTTGCATTTGCAACAACGCAATAACTGCTGTTTTGCATTGCTGTTGTCATAATAACTCTATATGTACCAGTTGCAATTCTTGTGATTGATGTGATGTTACCAGCATTAATTGGAGTTATCGGTGATGTCGCAGTTCCATCAAACGAACCATATGCCCTAGCACCAAAAATTGGAGCTGATCCAGATTGAGAACCACTAAGTTTTGCCGCCGTGACATTTGAATTTAGAATCTTCGCGGTAGTAACATTAGCATCAAGAATCTTTGCAGTTGTAACGTTACCGTCTAAAATCTTTGCCGTAATAACAGAATTATCACCCAACTCATTTGCAGTAATACCACTTGAGTTAACTTTTAATTGCCCAGACGTTGTAACTGAAAGTGTGTTGTTACCAGTTGCAATTGCACTACTTGTAAACGTAGTCTCGTCGATTACGTTGTTTAGTTTTGCACTTGTGACAACGTCCGTGGCATTAAATGTGTATGTGGTGTTAACAACTCCCATATTATTATTTTTGTGAAATGATTTGTCTGTTGGTTACGGAACCCGCGACCATGATTGAGTGGATCTTTGGACTGCCTTG